CTGAAGATCGTCGTTACAAGACTTGGATCACAGGTTCTGCTGGTGGTGCTCAAACTAGCGACCTAGATGCAATGGAGGTTAACTTCTTATCTGAGCGTGCTTTATGTACACTTGGTGCGAACAACTTCTTCTTGTTCGAAGCTTAGTAAAATATTGGGGAGGAGCAATCCTCCCCTTATTTCTTTTTTGTAAAATTTAAATTAAAATCAAATGTCAAAATTAGTGCTCGAGGACAAAGTCTATGTCCTAAAAAGAAAAACATTCCCAATGTCGTTAATGTTGAATTCGAGAAACACAGCTCGTAAGCCATTATTATATTTCGACGAGGAGACAGGACAGAATCGTCCATTGCGTTACGCACGTAATCAGAAATCACCATTTGAAGATGAGCAAGATGGCCACGCTATCTTAGAACCAATTATCTTTGAAGATGGTGTACTTACTGTACCAAAAAATAATCAAGTATTACAAAAATTCTTAGCATATCACCCAGACAATGGCGTTTTATTCCAAGAGTTAGACACTAGAAAAGATGCAACTGAGCAAATCGATTGGATGATGGTTCAATTAGAAGCACAAAATGTTGCTATTGGATTAGATATCTCTACTCGTGAGGCTATCGGCCGCATCGTATTAGGTGCTCGTGTTGATCGTTTATCAAGCGAAGAATTGAAGCGTGATGTATTAATGTACGCACGTAACAATCCTGAGGAGTTCTTGCAAATGACTAACGATCCTGAGTTGCGTTTACAAAACATTGCTGCTAAAGCATTACAGGATAACTTGTTTGTATTAAAGAACAATAGACGTGATATCTACTTTAATTTACCAGACAACAAAAAGAAACTAATGGGTATTCCTTTTGGAGATGACCCAATCAAATTGTTGACTGCTTATCTACAAAGCGATGATGGTATTGAATTATACAAAGTTATCGAGAAGAGATACACCAAGTAATAAGAGGGAGGACAAAAGTCCTCCTTTTTTTATATCTTTGTCATCATGATAAATTCGGTTAGAAATACTGTGATGTCCATTCTTAACAAGGATAACAATGGATATATAACTCCTGAAGAATTCAACTCGTTTGCTAAGCAAGCTCAACTTGAAATCTTCAATCAATACTTTGTGGACTTTAAGAACTCAAAGCTTTTGGATTTCAAGGGTATGGAGACGTCAGGTTATTCTGATGTTACAAAACAAATGGACCAAACTATCGATTATTTCTCTAAGAATATCGATTTGGTATATGCTGCAGGAAAGTTTGCTATGCCTGCAGATTGGTTCTTAATGAACGCTCTGTACTACAATCAAAAGGAGATTGAGCACGTAGATCAACTTAAGGTTTATAAGCTGTTACAATCAAATCTAACGGCACCTACGGAGTTGTACCCGGCATATGTTATGCAAGGAAATGATATTACTGTATATCCACTAACAATTGTTGATGACGTAGAGACGTATTATGTACGGTATCCTTACGACCCTAAGTGGACATATACAGTTGTGAACGGTAGCCCCTTGTTTAATCAAAGTGCTAACGACTATCAAGATTTTGAATTAACATCATCTGACTTTCCGAAGTTAGTTGTAAAGATATGTGAGTACGCAGGAACAAGTATCCGTGAGCAAGAAGTTGTGGCTGCTGCCAAACAAGAAGAAATGTACATGGATCAAACGGCACAATAATGACTCAAGAAGAATATTACACCAATGGGGGGACTGCCCCTACCGACAAAAACTGGGGTACATACCAAAACGTTACATTAAAGGAGATTGTTAACAACTTCCAATTAATGTACATGGACGATGGCGATTTGTTGAATAATATCAATCGCTACAAAATTCTATTTCACGCTAAACGTGGATTGCAAGAATTACAATACGATGGTAATCGTGTGGTCAATGCTTTGCAATTAAATGTTGGTGACGATCTTAAGTTTGTGTTGCCTCCTGACTATGTCAATTGGGTTCGTATTTCTTTGTTCTGCGGAGGGGTTTTATATCCAATGCACGAGAACTTACAAGCTAACTCAGCTACAGAATATTTACAGGATAGCACATATGCTATAACATTTGATGAAGATGGTAATGCATTAATTGTTACATCTAAGTTAGATGAGTCTCGCCTAATTGGATTGAACCAATGCTACTGCGAACAGAACGACCAATGGGGTTGGTACTTGGATGGATTGTGGTATTTTAATTACCCAGGAGGTCAGTATTACGGATTGAATACTGAGGCCGCTACAGCCAACCCCACGTTTACTATAAATAAGACTGAAGGCGTTATTAACTTCAGCACAGGTGTTCATCGTCAATCAGTAGTGTTAGAGTATATCTCTGATGGATTATACGGATTAACAGATGACCAAATCCCTGTGCCTAAGTTAGCAGAAGAGTATTTATACTCTTATATTAAGTGGGCTATCTTAAACACAAAGGCTAATCAAGCTGAGTATGTTATTAATAGAGCTCGGAAAGAGAAGGTTTCAAATTGGAGAAACGCTAAAATCAGATTAAGTAATTTACATCCTGGTCGCTTGTTAATGAACATGAGAGGCCAATCTAAGTGGATAAAATAAATGGCAGAATTACAAAGAAACTTCCTACAGGGGATAATGAACAAGGATTTAGATCCTCATTTTCTCCCTGATGGTCAATATCGTGATGCATTAAATATTATTGTTGCTGACTCAGATGGTAGATTTATTTCTACTGAAGGTGAGCATAATGGCGTTGCTCAGAATTATTTGGGTAACATTCAAATGAATGCATCTTTAGGATTATTGCCAGATGCTCTATGCATTGGAGCGATCTCTGTTCCTGCACAAAATACTATTTATTGGTTTGTTACATCTAGCACAATTGATGCTATCTTTGAATACAATGAGCAATTTGATACTACGGATGTTGTTTTAAAATCAATAAAGGCAGAAAACAATGTACTTAATTTTAGTTCAAACTATAGGATTACAGGCGTAAACTATATTAACGGTTTGTTATTCTGGACTGATAACTATAATCCTCCTCGCAAGATTAACATTGAGCGTTGCAAGAATTATGAAGAAGATTTATTTACTGAGGATGACATTAGTGTTATCGTTAAGCCTCCTATTGCTTCTCCTACTATTGTATTGAGCAATAACACGGCTTCAACATCAAATAACTTAGAAAATAAGTTTCTTTATTTTTCTTATAGATATAAGTATCTTGATGATGAGTATAGTTCCTTGTCCCCATTTTCTCCTGTAGCATTCTTCCCTAAGCCATTTGCTTATGATTATGGTGTATCAGAGAACGTTTCAATGGTTAACTCAAAGAATACAGCAACCATTTCATATTACACAGGTGGCCCAAATGTAAAAGAAATACAATTAGTGTTTATAGATACACTAAGCACCAATGCTTATGTAATTGATAATATTAATAAAGAGGCTAATAACTTTGAGGATAATGTAATTGAATCCTTTGTATTTAAAAACAATAAAGTATACACAGTACTTCCTGAGGATCAAATTAATCGTTTGTTTGATAATGTGCCATTAAGAGCTCAGTCTCAGGATATGATTGGTAGCCGTTTGATATACGGAAACTATACTCAGTTTTTTAATTTAGTGGATTGTAATGGGGCCAACATTAATCCTGTGTTTTCAGTAGATTTCGTTGGTAGCCCAATTACGGATAATGCCCCTCATGCAACATTTAAAAGCAATAGAGACTATGAGGTTGGTATTGTTTACTTGGATGAATATGGTAGATCAACTACTGTAATTGTACCAACACAAAATACTAATACTGTATATATTCCGGCTAATAGGTCAAATTATGCTAATGACATAAAAATTACTATTGATAAGGATTATGCTCCGCCTTGCTTTGCTACATACTATAGATTTGTTTTAAAACAAAATAAGCAAGAATACTATAATTTATTCCCTTTGACTTATTTTACAGAGGGTCAATTTAAATGGTTTTTAATTAATCAATCAGATGTTGATAAGATATCTGTTGGTTCATATTTGTATTTAAAAAATTCAACAAACAATAATTTAAATACTCAATTCAAAGTATTAGATATTGTATCTAAGTCTGCTAATTTTCTTAATAACTCAAACTATCAACCTGCTGGTGTTTACTTTAAAGTAAAAATATCTAGCTCTATTCTCCCATTTGTATTTACATATACTGGAAATTCTACAAGAACATCTGTCACTCCTGTTTTAACTGACTATTTTGCTGTTGCGGAAAAATCCATATTTTATGGCACTGGCCTAAATAATATGTCTACCTCTAATGGGAATATATATACAACTGTTAATAGCACTACTGGTAGACCTAATGTAGATATTAGATTTTATGTCGAAATAGATTCAGTTGGCACTGTAGATACTTTTCAATACTACGCAATTGTTAATGGGCAAGGTAAAATAAAGATATCTACTTCTAGTATTCCAATTACAGCCAATGTTGACCAAACATTAACATATTCTGGCACAATTTACGATACAACATATCCAGCTTACAATACTACATTATCTTGTAGTATAAAATTCCTAACAGCAACAGGACATACAGTTGGGGATTATTGGGTTGTAAATTGTAGGGCAACTGGAGGTAGTATAGCTGGTATTGTAAATATTTTTGGTGGAGTATTTGGATTTACAAATGGGCAAGACACATATGTTACAATGCTAGGATGGAATGTTGATAATTTAAATAATAGCGATAGACCTATTTACCCTGGTTCTATACTTAATTTTTCTGCAAAATTTTCAGCTACAGGAACTGAAGTAGTAAAGCAATTTATATCAACTGGGAGTTATGTAAATATTGAAGAGTGGTTTATTGAAGATGGAGCATGGACATCTGCTGATTTTCTTGGTGAAGGAACTAAAAATGTAACATTTAGAAGGGTTACGGCTTTCCCACAAAACACCACAAATCCTTCAGCTAGTCAAGGAACTTCTATTACAGATGCAACACTTGTAGAGCCTGTTGCTATGATAATAGGCAAGAAATACGATGAAAGCCTTACTGCGTACATGTATGCTTCTTTGGATTTTATTCAACAAGAATCTTCTACATTATTTGAAACTGTACCTACTGATACAAATCAGGATATTTATTACGAACTAACAAATACATACCCTATTGTAAATAACTCTCATTATGCTAATGGGACAAATCAGGTTTTAGGTGCCGTAGATGGAATTGTATATCTAAAGAAAGAGGATAGTACAAGTTATCCAAACTACGACTTTAATGCATTTGCTTGGAGTAATGGTGTTGAAAGCTTTAGAATTAGAGATGATTTTAACGGCACAACAATGCAATTTAGCCCACGTGCTAACTCAACTGTAGAAGGATATGCTGAGCAGACACTTGTGCAAGCTTTGACATACAGTGGCGTATACCAACAAACAACTGCAATCAATCGATTGAATGAGTTTAACTTGTCTCTTGGTAACTTTAAATACCTTGATCGATTCTTTGGATCCATTCAGAAATTGCACGCACGTGATACAGATTTAGTTGTATTCCAGGAGAATAAAATATCTAAGGTTCTTTATGGTAAGAACTTGATAAGCGATTCTATTGGAGGTGGTACAATTGCTTCTATTCCGGAGGTACTTGGTACCCAAATTTCTTATGTTGGAGAATATGGTATTAGTAATAACCCAGAAAGCTTTGCTATTTGGGGTAATAATATATATTTTACCGATGCTAGACGTGGAGCTGTACTTCAATTAACAGAAGCTGGGCTATTTGAGATTTCATCAAATGGCATGAAGAACTGGTTTAAAGTAAATCTTAATCCGGCCACATTAAAGATCGGTATGCTTGACCCATACTTTGAGCATTATGTTGTTAGTATTAATAATGAGAGACAAGTTTCTCCTTGTATATTAAATGTTTCAACTACCAATGCGGTTGTTCCTTGTGACTTAAATAATAATCAATTTGCATTTGCAATAGAATCAAATAGCCAATGGTCTATTAGTGTTCCTGATAATGATTGGTTAACTCTAAATACAAGGTACGGTGTAGGAAATCAGCAAATACTTGCAACTACAACATATACAGAAGAAACACAGACTATAGATGTGGTTGTCTCTGGTTGTGATACAAGCATTACAGTTTCAATAACACAATGTCCTACATTATATTGGTACAAAATAATTAATTGTAATACATCTGAGGTAAGATATTCTCAGCCATATGAACAATCTTATCTTCCAGATGATCGTGTTATGATTGGTTCTGTAGCTTACACTATAGAAGAATCGTATACGTCAAATCCTAATAGTGAGCCTAAATATGCGATTACATTTACAAATGAAACTGGATGCCCTGATCCTGAACCAACTCAAGAGTGGTACACTTTAATTAACTGTGCTACTAGTGTAGAGTCTAAGTCAATTGGATATCCTATTGATCAATTTGCAATTAATGCTCGTGTTACATCAGGTGGAATTACTTACAGAATAAGTGCTAAAACAACTACTGATCCTGGTGGAACTCAAAAAACCATTACCTCGACTGGTTTTACAGGGTGCCCAGCAACATCACAAGAGTGGTATAGATTATATAATTGCACAACAGGAAATATTGCATTTTCAATTGCATATAATACTGGAACGTACTCAATTGGCGATAGAGTTACATCTGGTTCAAATACGTATACTATTAATACTGTATTGACTACCGAGCCTGTTGGAACATTACTGACATTGACAGCGACAGGTGACGTAGGGTGCCCTATCACTATAACATATTACACTCTTACAGGAAGTGACTCAACAATAGCTACAAAGTGGTATAGATTGTACAATTGTTCCACAGGAGCTACAGCTTACTCTATTGGATACCCTGAAACTATTGTATACAATATAAATGACAGGGTAACATCAGGAGGGGTAAACTATACAATTTCTTACATTTACCCAACTGATCCAGGTGGAACACAAATATCAATAACAGCAACAGGTATTGTTGGATGTCCTACAGTGGCCCAAGAATGGTATTACTTAACAAATTGCACTACAGGTGGAACAGCATATTCAATAGCGTATCCTCCAGGTACATTTTCGGTTGATAGAAGGGTTTCTAATCTTTCAGAAACATATGTAATTACATCTGTATTGCCATCAGATCCAGGTGGAACTCAGTTAACACTTTTAGATGAAGGCGTATCAGGTTGTCCTGCGATTTACCCTACAACTTGGTACACATTAAGAAGATGTTCTGATAATGCACAGCGTTGGTCTCAAGGATATGCCTCACCTACATTCTTTTCTCCTAACGAAAGGGTAACCTCTGGAGGATCAACATATATTGTATTACAGGGGTATTCTGAAGACCCAGGTGGAACTCAGTTACCTATAACATCAACAGGAGAATTCTATTGTCCATCAATACCGCCTACACAGGAGTGGTATATTGTTGAGAAATGTTCAGATGGTTTATTCTCAAATACAATAGCATATAACATAGGCAGTTTCTCTGTGAACGATAGAGTGACTTCTGGTTCAGACACGTATCGTGTTTCGTCTGTATTGTCAAGTAATCCTGGAGGGACTCAAATATCTATAACAGATACAGGAGAGGTGGGATGTCCTGCACCTCCTGCCCAGGAGTGGTATAAGTTGTATATTTGTGAAACAGGTCAAATTAAATATTCTTTACCATATAACTTAGGCACTTTTGTGTTAAATGAAAGGGTTTTAACAGAAACTGATTTAATTGCCACAGTATCTGAAGTGTTAACAATAGAACCTTCATTCCTTAAATTAGCGATTTCTTATACTGGATTTTTTAATTGCCCATAATAATATAAAATAATATGTCATTCACATCATTAGAAGACGCTAGAAACAAAGTGACGAACCCTGAGGTAGACGAAGGGTCCGTTATTTTATATGCAAATAATTCACTATTAGATTCTACTACAATATTTTATACTAATGTAGAAAAGACAGCATTAGCTCCTGCAGGAAACTATGTTATTCCATCGCCTCAATTTAAATCATACTACATCACAATAGGTAGTAATGGTAAGATAGTTGGTACTAAACAAGATTTGCTACTAAGTAATACCGATACAAGTTGGGTTGATGACTCAATCATGCAGTATATACAGGGGATTCAAGTACCAAGTGATTATTATGGGAACTTTATTGGAGGAACTTCAATATCTATAACCAATAATCAGATTACGGATGCATATTGGACATCTAGACCATATACTCATGCTAAAAAGTGGCAGGTTGATTATGGTGTTATTTATGACACGGCCATGACAAATATCGATTTGTCTGACATGAAAGGTTATGATCTTAAGATTACAACAGGAGAATGGTATGGTAACACATGGCCCAATGGAGATTTTATCCCAGGATTTACAGCTAATAATTTTACAAATCCAATTGTTCATATTGCAGCTGACCCTAACCAAGAAGTTAGTGTAGGTAATTTAAATTATTATTTTAGATCAGATTATTTTTATCCAAAAGCTAGTGTTGAGTACGAATCATCGTTCAGGAGAATGCCTAATAATCTTCCTATTTATGATGATAATGGAATAGAAAAACTATTTTTAACTACTCATAACCCATTATTTGATGCAATTGTAAAAGATAGTGGAGTGTTCCAATCTGTATCAAGAACATTTAGATATTCTACTCGTGGATTAAAAGGAGAGTCTTTATTAAATCCGTTATATTTAAAAAATTATGTTGATGGTGTTCCTTCAAATCCGGGATACTATATGCGTAAAGAGGAAAATGGTGCTAGTTCAAACAACATATTGCAAGTAGTTCCATATGCTGATCGACATATATTTAATGGAGACACGTGGATAAGAGGTGCTAGTGCTTTTGCAAGAGGAATACCTTATACTAGTGTAACACAAAGTAATACTGACGTATCATATGTTTGTGGATTATTATTATCATTAGGTGTCCCTGTAGAAGAAAGGGATACTTGGACATTCAATGTGGTTGGAGTCGGCACAAGAACATACGCACAAATTAATCCATACACATGGACGACTGTTCCCTACGAAGGGTCATATAGTTATGCTGCTCCGGCTACAAGTTTCCTTGGATTCTTTAATCCAAACGGAACTAGTGTGAACCCAAATAATGAATCTCATGCAGCACAAGTTCAATTTGATTTCGAGTATGTTGCTACATACGGACGAGATAGCTATGGGGTTGGTGAAATCTATCAAGAAATTTGGGATAATTGTAAGGCATGGTCAATAGCACAAGATTGGGCATCTTCAGGAGGAGTGATACCTAAGCTTAGTAATTATGCAGAAGGTTTATATAACTCTAACTACTATGGAGTTCCTGGTGCAGGATGGGATTCTGTTATGGATAAAACAATATCTGAGGCAAAAGCAACAATTTTGTTTGACGATTATAAGAACTATTATTTAAATGGTACTAAAAATTATACTGCCGTTAATTATCATAGATTTTATGAAGCAGCCGTTGTTGCTTACGACTTATTCTTTGTTTCTAATTACATTACATTCAATCAGCCATATTATTATTTATACTCACTTGTTCATAATTATGACATAACAAAGAAATTAATATCTCAGTTTTTGCCAACAAACCAGGCAAATCAAAAGAGGGTTATGGGATACTGCTGGAACTTCCAAGAACCAAATTATTCTGATTTTTATTTTGCAAGAACAGGTGTTCAAAATGGAGTAATGCAAGGGGCTAGACCCAATACAGCTCCATCATTCAATCAGTCTCTTGCTGTTTGGTCAATGGCTTATGCTGATGGATTATATATGTGGGATAATACTCCGCCAACAATTGGAGGTGAATATAATCATGAAAATTACAATGGAGACACTTCTTTAGTTTATTATTGGGGTCTGTTAGATACTTTAAATAATGGATTGTTTGATTGGTACCATGTTGGTATTTGGCAAGTAATGCAAAATAGAGATATTGTAAGTGCAAATACCGATTGGAATAAAACTCAGTTATATTGGAATGGTGCTTGGACATCTGACACAGATGCTAATAGCACAAACATACCTGTAATGCTTGCTCAGGCTAAAGCACCAATCTCAGCATATAAATTGTCTGATGATGGTACTCAAGCTTTATTAATCATTACATATCCATACAATAATGGGTACACTAAGTCTACTCACACGATTAGATTACCAGATGTATCTGGAGTTCCCCAATTCACAGTTAACACATGGGGTCAATATACTTCGGTGATTAGAATTAATTTAACATAATTATATGTAAATTTGCAAGCATATGCCTAATTATACTCTTACATATTCCCCGGCTCAGAATGGGTGGACATCGTTCCACTCATATATCCCTGATTGGATGGTTTCAATGAATAACTATATGTATAGTTTTTATCAGGGTAACCTATACAAGCATAATAGCAATGAATTAAGAAATAGTTATTATGGCCAGTTGTATCCTTCAAAGATTACTACAATATTTAATAACGAGCCATCTCAGACTAAGCAGTTTAAAACGATTGCTACCAATTCCAACAAACCTTGGGATACAGTCGTTATTTCTGACCAAGGTAGTGGATATATCGATTCAGACTATTATGCGTTAAAGGAGGGCACGTATTACGCTTACATTAGACGTACTGAGAACGATAATAACCTTTCGATGACATCGGCACAAGGTATTGGCGTATTTACTTCATACGTGAGTAACGTATTTACATTTCCATTTAATATTGGCTGGATTATTAGCGATGGCGATAAGTTATATTGGGTTAACAATGGCAACATTGAATTAGCTGGTGTAGTTGTTTCGCATACATACAATTCGATCACCATTAATCAGATTGGCACAGCCCCTACTGCAGGAAGCTATATTTTATTCATTAAGAATAGTACAGCTGAATCAACTCCAACAAGAGGCACATATTTAGAAGTACAGTTTGAGAAAACTGTTGATCCTGAGTACAATGAAATATTCATGGTTACGACTGATGCATTTAAATCATATTCTTAATATAACTATCTTTGCAAATGGAATTTAATATTAGGTTGCTAAACGACAGCGACTACGATAACACACTAGTTAAATGGTGGAGTGATTGGGATTGGACAGCACCAGGAAAAGCATCTTTACCGTTAAATGGCACAGGTGGTTTTATGGTATCAAAGGGAGAAGTAGATATTTGTGCAGGATTTGCATATTTCACTAATTCGAATATTGCTTGGTGTGAATTTATTGTTTCCAATAAAGAGTATAAGGACAAGGATCGTAATGAAGCTATTGAGTATTTGATAAATTCTTTGTCTAAATCTTGTGAAAATGCAGGATATAAAGTTATATTTACTAGCGTTTCACATCAAAATTTGATTAATAAGTATCAGAATTGTGGATTTATTAAGACACAAGAAGGTGCAACAGAAATGATAAAATTTTTATAATATGGGGGTAGCAACAGCAATCAGTCTAGGTTTAGCCGCAGTAGGAACTGGAGCATCTATAATTCAGGGCATTAAAGCCGCTGATGCACAAGCAAAAGCTGATGAGGCAGCAGTAGCTGCTGCGAATGATTTAGCTAGGATTCAAGAAAACGATAAGTTTCTTTCTTTAAATGTTCCAACACTTGGACTTGAAAAAGCAACACAAAATATGCAGGCTTGGCAGCAATCGCAGATACAAGCTTTAAAAGATACTGGAGCAGCTGGCGTATTAGGAGGCTTAACGGCTGCACGTCGACAAGCTGACGAGCAAGATTTATCATTAGCAGCACAAGCTGATGATATGCAGTACAAAAGAAATATGGCACTTGCTCAAAATGCTCAGCAAATCGAGCAAGGTAGAGTCCAAAGACAGGCAAATTTATCTCAACAAAGACTTGAAGGAGCACAAAGATCTTCTGGTCAGTCAGCAGCTGCATTCGATGCAGCCGTTCAAGGAGGTATAGGTAATTTAGCTAACGCAGCGTTTACAGCACAATATTTTGGTGGACAACCTAAGGACGTTTCAGTTGATCAGACTTCTGTTAATAAAAATAATTACAGTACAATTTGGGATGCACAAAAGGCCGGTAATCAAAATCCAGTAACAAATGCTGCTACAATTGGAGCTGCGATGAATGCTTCACAGGGGGCTTTAGCTCCCAAAATAGCTGCTATGCCTGCACAAAATGCTGCAAATCAAGCTGTTAGCTATCCTGGTATGTATAATGTAAATACAGGAGACCCATTAAATGATATGTACAACAGAAATGCTGCACTTGGTAATCTTTGGATGTATACTAACCCTAGATTTTAATAAAAAATATGGCAGAATTTGCAGGATATATTGGGTCGCAAGTCCCTCCAACAGATTGGAGTAAAATTACTCGTGACTATACAGATAAGTTAATTGCTTTAAATGAGCAGCGAAAAGCAGAGCAAGAAAAGATTGATGACATGGAGGCCGAGGCTTATGCTAAGGTTGGAGATATCGAGTCAACTAGCAGTCAGCCATTTAATAGCTTCATGATAGATACTGTGGATAACTACAGACAATCTATTGCTATGAAAGCAAAACTTGTTAAGCAAGGCTTGTTGTCTCAAAAGGATTTTAAGAAAACTTTATTAACTGCGACTACTCAGACGAATGTACTAAATCGATTTGCTAAAACATATCAAGAGCAAGCCACTATGCTTACAAAGGCTGCTGCTGAAGGTAAACTTGGCAAATATGGTCTT